TTACATGGTTCTCTACGAAAGAAATATGGTAAAGAATTTAGATGTGTAGCGCATAGCACCAAAGATTGTGTTAGATTTCTAGAAGTTAATTTCAAAGACTTCAGACAATTCATCCTAGATGAAACAGGAAAAGGTACATTCTTCAAAGTCAGACACGGAAATTATGAAATAGGAGAAGATGAACTATCAGATCCTATAGTAAAAGATAAAAGTGTTCATATTACAGCTTTGCCTAGTGGTGCTGGTAAAGTAGGAAAAATAATTCTTGGTACAGCTCTTATTGCTGGAGGATTGATATTCTCTGGGGGTTTATTAGGTCTGAGCGCTGTTCAATTAATCGTTACAGGTTCTTTATTACTTGTATCCGGCTTAATGGGACAAAAACCTAAAAACGACGCAAGTGCCGAGAATCAAAAATCTTTTATATTTTCTGGTGTTTCTAATACAGCAGAAATAGGACAGCGTATATATGTAGTATATGGTGTTATGCTAGCGCCATCTATGGTATTATCTGCCACAGTGCGATCGTACATCACAGCTACCAATGTAGGCGGATCGTGATGAAATTTGATGAGTTTTGGGGTGAAGGAGGATGTCTTAGTGGTGATACTCTTATACAGACACCATTAGGATTAATACCCATACAAGATATAAAAACAGGTGATGAAGTATTTTGTTTCTCTCCAGAAAATAGAATCTCGATCAGAAAAGTATTATCCACAAGTGTTCATAATAACCAACAAGTATTTAGATATACCTATTGGGGTGGTTATGTAATAGCAACTCCAAATCATGCGTTCTATACAGAACGTAATTCTTTCAAAGAAATTGGTAAATGGAATATAGACGAATTCTTTATTGACAAATATTTAGAATACAGACCGTTATTAAAAATCGAAGAATTAGAAAATACTACTGTATACAATTTTGTTGTAGACGATTATCACACGTATCTTGTAGGTGAACATGGAATATTCTCTAGCAACGGTGGCGGTGGTAAATCCAAAAATCGTACTATTGATCCTGACACAGCGATCAGTTCTGCAAGAGCTGTAGTTGTAGAAGCCCTATCAGAAGGTCCAATAGAAGGACTATTAGAAGGCGATCGTTCCATCTACTTGGATAGAACCCCTGTAGGTAATGCTGACGGTACTAAGAACGTTACAGGATTCAAATGGGATAGTAGAAACGGTACAGGTTCACAACGACTATTAGATGCTACGATCAAAGAGGGGCTTACATCTGAAACTGGTGTTAACACAGAAGTAAAATTTAACGTACCTGTTTCAAGAACTTTCACCGTTACTGATGTAAGTTTCGTAAGAGTTAGACTAGCATTTCAAGTACAACAATATGAAGAAGATGGAGATGTAGTTTCTAGCCGAATGGCGTTTAGGATACAATTAACCGATATTGGTGGTGTTGCAACAGTTCATTCTGAAGATCGCTTAGTAAAATTCTCTAGTCCAACAGAATTTGAGTATAATATACCGATCGCTTATACCAATTCTGCCCGTCCTATCACTATAAGAGTTGAAAAGTTGGTAGAAGAACCAACACCTAATAGTAACTTACAGAATACTATTCAATTTGTAAGTTACACCACTGTCGTAAATGATACCAAGATAAATTATGCTCATACGGCTGTAGTGAGTGCTGAATTTGACGCAGAACAGTTCTCTAGTGAACCACAAAGAGGGTATAAAATTGGTGGTAGAACTGTAGCCATTCCTAGTAATGCCGTAGTAAACGACACAGATCGCGGCTTGGACTTCAGTGGGATATGGGATGGTACTCTTTATGAACCGCCCATAGCAACATCTGATCCGGTGTGGCAGTTATATGACATTCTAACTAATAGTCGTTATGGTTTAGGTAAACAAATAGATTCTTGTCAAGTATCTTCGTATGATTTATATGACATATCTAGATATAATAATGAGTTTGTAACTAATGGTTTTGGTGGAACAGAACGTAGATTTAGATGTAATACAGTACTACAACAAGGGGAAGCTGCACATAAAGTATTAGAAGGATTTCTAAGTGCTTGTAATTCTCATTATTATTGGGATGGCACATGCTTAAAATTCTGGCAGGATAAACCTAGTGATGTTATTCAACAATTTACTAATGCTGATGTAGAAAACGGTATGTTCAGTTACTCATCAACTGATATACAAACAAGATATTCAGTCGCTTATGTAACGTGGAATGATCCAGATGATTACTATAGACAAACAGTAGAATCAGTAGAAGTACAAGATGCACTTAAAAAATTTGGTTACAGAGAAACTGATTTTGCTGCTTATGGATGTACTTCTAGAGGCCAAGCTTATAGACAAGGACGTTATCAAGTTTATTCTAATTTTTTAGAAACAGAAACAGTTTCCTTCAAGTGTAGATTGATCGCGGTATTTATAAGACCTGGTGATATTATAAATATTGTAGATTGGAAGCGATCTAAAAAACGTCATGGTGGTCTAATAACATCAGCTACAACCACTACAGTAGAGTTAGATCAAGAAATAATATTGCCAAATGCGTCAGGTTATTCTATAACTTGCACCATGCCAGATTTAACAATAGAAACTAAAACGATTAGTAACGGGGCAGGTTCTACAGATACAATACAAGTATCAACTCCTTTTACTACAGCTCCCCTACAAGAATCTAATTGGTTCGTAGACGTTATAACTACTAAAAAATATAGAGTACAAATAATAAAAGTCGATGTAGAAGATACTGGACTAATAGAGATCTTAGCCACTGAATATCGAGAAGACAAATTCAATATAATCGAAAATGGATGGGAATTAGAATCCACAGAAAAAGAAGAAGAAATCCCTGTCATACCCCCACCACCTGTTAATCTGGGTGTCGGTTTTGTAGAACAAAGCGCTAATGTATTCAAACTAATAGCACGATGGAGTAGACCTTCAACAGGCGGATCATTTATAAGTTCTTATCAAGTTCAATGGAAACGAGGTGCTACTGGTTCCTGGTCACCTATTTTGTCAGTGTCTACTAATGAACTAATAGTAGAAAATTTATCATCAGGTACATACTATATACGTGTAGCAAGTGTTCTACTGAATGGTGGTATAAGTCAATATGTAGAATCATCCCCCGCGATCGCAGGTGCTACACAAAATCTATATCTATCTTTTAACAGACGTTTAGGTATAATCGCAGCATGACACAATTCAAACAGTCTTTAATAAGCTTAGATCAATCTAGTGACGTTTATATATACATATTGAGGGATTTTAATCCTGATAATCCATTCGATGTATTTCGCTTCTCTAACCAACAAGTTTCTTGGGGTGGTAGCATAAGTCTAATCCCTGTTACACATAAAACAATAGAAATTACATCTACTGGCCCTGTACCAAGATTAGAAATCAATGTTGGCGATCCTAATGGTGTTATATCAAATTTAATTGACTCTGTAGATGGACTAGAAGGTTCTTCTCTAAAAATAATAAGAACAAAATTCAGATTCACAGATGGTGGATCTACACCAGATTCTACTGCAAAGTTACAAGAAATAGATTACATAATAAGTAGAGTAATATCTTATGAACCTTGGATGCAAATAACATTTGAGGGCTCATCGCCATTAGAATTCGGTCAAGCTACTTTACCTAGTAGATATGCACTGCGATCTTGTGTGTGGGAATATAGAGGCCCTGAGTGTGGATATACAGGAACGAATATGTTCACGTTAGCTGATCAAGCTACAGCAGATCCCACAAAAGACGAATGTGGTAAATCAATAAGATCTTGTAAACTACGTTTTGGTAATAATCTTCTATTGCCAACTAGCGCATTTCCTACATTATCTAGAAGATAGTCTCCATACGGAATGTAAACGTCCTGTATGCCATCTAGGACCGATCCATAGGTCAACACGACTAAAAGTACCCGATTCTAACGTGTGTAATATAGTAGCATAACGATCGCTTGTAGCCGATTCTACAATTACACCACTGTGATTGGCTACACGACTACCGAACGATCTCATTAGTACGATATCCCCTTTTTTAGGGGTTTCAGTATTAACTTGTGTTATCCCTGGATGATTTAGTAATAGATCGTAATACATTCCATCCTTACTACTTTTACTAGCTTCTTTATACCAATCATCGACCAACGGTCTTGGATAATCAGTTATATCAAAATTAAAAAACATTTTATAATACGCTCTTATGAGCCAAGCACAATCAGCTCTAGCCCAAGAAAATGGTACATTTAATAGATAATCTAAGGTACCATAATTATCGGGTTCTCTTAGTGGATAAGGGTGAATATAGTCAGCATCAAACATATCCCATACATCAAATGTAGTGTGATACATGATATAGGGTATCTGATGAGATCTAGATTGTTCGATGTCTCTTAATGACAAATACCCAGGAGTGTATTCTGTATTGTGAGAGTGATAGATCGCTATAATATCGTCTTCATAGCGATCAAATGATTCTTGTTCTGGTATAAAAGAATCGTTTGGTTTTTCAGATATATTAGTAACAGGAATAACAGATAAATCTTTCAATACGAAACCGCAACGTTCGTTATCAACGTCGATCATACAATCCCAAACTATCGCTTCTTTTACGCGATCATTCAATATATCGCTAGGTTTCATTAGTTTCAATTCTCCTTAGATCACGTTTTACGAGGGTAGGCTAATCCCGATGTAGGTCTAACAGATCCACCAGTATTTACAGGATTACCACTTTCTATGGTTT